CGTTGACCTTGAACAGCGTGACGTTTGTACCACTTTCAGTTCGACCACTCTCGGTTTTGTTCCGGCTGGTTGGCATTGGCGTGGTGGTCATGATGTTGTTGGTCAGGCTGTTGATGTTCGGGACTCTTTTCCGTATATGGATATTCCGACTTCTGCCACGAATGCCAAGGATGCGACTCGCATTAAGCCTGCGTTTCGTTCTCAGTCTCTTGGCGATTACATGGCCGACGTTTACGTTTCTGAGAAGACACGTTCTCCAATTGGTGGCTCTCTTGAGTCGTATTTTTCTGGGATGTCTGGTTCTGGCGATAAGGCAGAGTTCCCCAAGCAAGGTAAGATGCTATGAGCAATATTAAGAATTTAGATCGCGATATGACTTGGCCGGTGTCGTTGGTCACTACGACCCCGACCTTGGCTGCCTTTGCTTCTCCTGTTGGCGTTGCTGCGCCTGCTACGGTCAATCAGCGTGTTTCTTCTGCGTTTTCCAGTTTTTTTTCCAGTACCGCTGGCGGTTCTTTTCGGAATATGGGTGCGTTGATTTTGCCCCCTGTTGATGGTGATGTGACGCCGTATCGCGTCATCGGGTCTTACGGTGGCCCGAACACTGTCATTTGGTCGTATGGCTGGTTTAACGCTGCTGCTGCTGCTGCTCCTGTTACCTTCGCTTGCGGTGATTCTGTTGATTTGGTTGTGGCCATTGCTCCGCTTGATTCTGCGGACCCCAATTATGGCCGCCCGTTGTGTGTTTTTGCTTCTGTTTTCGACAACGTTACTTTTACTGCCAATTCTTTGGCTATTTCTGTGCAGCGGATGATTTCTAAGCCTCCGCAGTACGCTTCTGCGGTGTCCTGATGGGTTTTTTTGCTCCTCTCGTTGCTGGGTTAGGTTCCCTGTTTAAGGGCAAGGCTATCGCTGCTGGTGCCAAGACCGTTCTCGGCGCTGTTGCTGGTGGTAAGATCAATTCTTACTTCGATTCTAAGAAGCAGCGTGATTCCTATGATTTTATGGCTTCCAAGGGGTTAACCCCGCAGGAGATTGCTGGTTCTGGTGCTGCTGGTCAGGGTTCTACTGGCGTTGGCAACGTGCTTGGGAATCAAGCTGCTGAGTTGACCCGTATCTCCCGTCAGCAGGCTTATGATGAGAAGCAGCGTAATCTTGACCGTCAGATAGCTCTGCGCGGTCAGGATACTCAGTTGGCTACTGCCAAGACTTCTGCTGGTGCTACTTTGGGTGCTGCCAGCTTGGCTGCTGGTACTGCTCGTGATCGTTTGTCTTTGGATCGTGATTCCTTCCAGAATGTCACTTTGCCTCGTGCCTTGCGTGAGGCTGTGACTGAGGCTCCCCAATGGAAGCGGATGCAGATCCTTGCTGGTATGGGTGTTGACAACATTCTTGGTACTTCTGTTGCTCAGCAGTTTGGTATTAATCCTATGGACCCGCGTGCCGTTCGTTCCATGTCTCAGGCTCAATTCATGGATATGGCGCGTTTGATTTATGGTATGCAGTCGAGGGCCTTTGGTGAGACTTCTGGTGGCGCTATGTCTGTTGCTGGCGCTTTTGACGGTTTCCGTCGTGGTGTTTCTGTTTTGGGCAGTTCTTCTGTTTCTCCTTCTAGTCAAGGCCGTAATCGGTGATTGACTAGCTTTTTTTTCTATGTTTATTTGTTTCTGTCTGTTGCATTGACAGTGATTGACCCCCTTTTTGGGGGTCTTTTGCTTTTTTGACTTCTGTCTTTTTTATTTTTTGTTTTTGCTCAACTTGGTGAGGCGTTTCTTTTATGTTCTCTCCTCTTGAGCATTTTTTCTTCTTTCTAAGCAGTGTCTTAGTTTGTTTTTTGGTTGTGCTTGTCCAACCGTTTTCAGCGGCGGAGCCGCTTTGTTTTTTAGGCTTTGCCCTCGGGGCCCCACTCATGTGGGGAGCGCCCTTGGGCGCTTCGATGCGTTAGCGTCGTCTTTCTTTTTTCTTGCTTTGCGTTTTTTTCTGTGCCTGTTTGTTTGGGCAACAGGAGTTTTTGCTTTGACCTTACAGGCTATGTCTTATGTTTCTTCCATGCGGTCCAATTTGGCACTTATGGCGCGTTCTCCGCGTGTGCCTTCTATGCTTATTGACCGCGTTCGTTCGGATTTTGTCTCTTATCTTGAGAAGAGAGTTCTTATTTACCCCCAGTCTCTTTTGGCGCTTGGGTTGCGTCCTGACATGACTTTTCAGGAACGTAAACAAGCGCTTGGTTTGAAGTCTGGGGGTTTTTCTTCGTCTCCTGCTCAGCAGGTTTTAGATGATTTTCTTGAGCGTTCTTCTGTGAAGGCGCGCAAGCAGTCTTGGATTTGGCGTATCGGTTCCGAGTGTGAGAATATGCGTGATCTCGGTTGGTATCCGTTTTTTGTGACTTTGACGGTTGATCCGTCTCGTTGTGGTGATCTTGAGACTTTTTGGCGTGAGGGTGTCGAGTTCCGTAGGTACATTCATTCTCTAGCTAAGGTTTCCGCTGCCGCGGCTGGCTATCCCTCCGCTATTCGTGATGGTGCTTCAGACCATCACTTTCTTCGTCATGTTGGTGTTATTGAGCACGGTTCTTCCGGCGACCATCACCATATGCATTTGCTCGTGTGGTTTCGGGCTATCCCTGAGTCTTGGAAGGTGTGTCCTAATGCCACCGTTAATGATCCTCGCAGTCGTGTTTTTCGCGTCTGTAAGCCTCTTTCTTCTTATTGGAAGTGGTCTTTAGCTGGCTTGTCGCCAGCTATGTATTTTCGCTTTGAGGGCGATGTTTGGTCCGTGTTGGGCCATGTGGTTCCGGTTGATCGGAAGAATCGTAAGCCTTTGCGCATTGGTTCGGCTCGGTCTTCCGGTTTGTATATAGCTAAGTATATGGAGAAGGGTTCTCGGAAATGGTTACACAGAGTGAAGGCGACAAGGTCGCTGGGCAAAGATCGGATTCTCGGTCTTCTGCATCGAATGAACGTTCGTCAGCTGGAGGCGCTGACGTGGCGGCCGAGGTCGTTCGACCTGAGCGTTTCGCTTCAGATGATCCACAGCGTGCCGAGCGTATTGCTGCGGTCGATGGCGAAGCAGGTGCTTTTTTGCAAGATTTGGGATACAGGATGCAACGTCCCTCAGACTTGGACGGCACAGAGTGGCGGCGTTTACAAGCTGATGTGCGAGAGCGTGAGGGATGGAATTCAGCCACATCGGATGTCTTTAAAGGACTTTTACGATTGGGTCACGGGACTCCTCCCCGTTCCCAGCGGGTACTGTGAGAAGCGTATTTCTCGCGCCCATTTGCAATTTAAATTTGATTTTCCTGCGGCGAATTCTCGCCCTGTTTCACACTTAGGAGGTGTTTAGATGGATATTCATAGAGCTTTTCGCGGTGGTGCCACTCAGTTGGCCCGTGGCGACGCTTACGGTGAGCTGCATCGTTCTTATGGTTTAGGTGCCGATGATTGGCGGCTGTTGACTCAGGATGAGCATTGGACCCCTGACGATGCTAGGCGGATTCGTTCCGTGCTCGCTTCGGTGATTGAAGTAGCCCTTACGATCGCTGGGATGCCTGCTGTGCCTTTGCCCGGTCAGTACGCCGCTGCTGTTATAGCTATTGTCGTTTCGCCTTCTAATCGGCTCGTTGCTTGTATGAAGGTGCCTGACACCTTTGACGCCGTTTCCGCGTCTGGGCTTCATGAGACTTTTGAGGTGCGTCGTATGTTGCCGGAGCAGATGATTTCTCTGGTTCTTGCTTATTCTGGCGGTCTAGGTGGTGAGCCTGCCGCTGAGCGTTTGCCGATTGAAGTTAAGGATATTATGCGGAAGGAGTCTGCGAAATGATGCATGATCGTGGTGGCCAGACGATTAAGTCTGGCAAGATTGGGCGTGTTAATTGTATTCGGCAGCAGATCATGCTGCCCGGTGAAACGGCCAATATTTCGATGAAGGGTTCTGTCAAGCTTGAGTCCCTTCGTGAGCGTGACACGTTGCGCATTAATGCGCACTTGGCTGTTTTTTCTACGCCGTTGCGTTGGTTGTGGTCGGGTTTTCCTGACTATTTGAAGGATGGCCCTGCTGGTGTCGCCACTCCTCCTCTGATTGGTAGTTTGCAGTCTTTAGATTCGTTGGGAATTGGTTCCTATGCTGCTACGCCTCTTGCTGATGTTCCTGAGTTTTGGCGTGACGCTTATCTCCGTGTTTACAACGAGTGGTATAAGTGGCCTGAGGATGCCGATGCCACTACTGTGAATGACGATGGCAATACTGCCGTCCCTTTGCAGCACGTTTGGAATCGTGGTCGTTATACGGTCGATCCTTCGGATGCTGCTGATTACACCGTGTCTTCTGGTACTGATTTTGATGTCCGCAATTTGGCGGCTATTCAGGCGCGTTTTCGGTCTGCTATGGAGCGCGACGTTCTGTCTTATAACCGTTACATGGAGTTGGTTCGTGAGATGTACGGGGCTGATGGTTCCCGCGAAGTGGACCAAGTTCCTCGTATGGTTGACCAGATTGAGGTTGGCGTGACGCCTCGTGAGATGCCTGCGACTGATGGCGCTTCTTTGGGTCAATGGCAGTCCCTTGTTGATTTCGACATTGACCATCAATTGAGTAATGTCGTTTGCCCTGAGCATTGTGTTCTCACGTATATGCTGACCGTGCGTTTCGCTCCTATTATTGAGGGTCGTGCGCCTTTGTCTCGCTTGCCCGATACGTGGGCTGAGTTTGTTGGTGATCCTGAGATGTTGGCGTCTATGGCTCCCGTTGACCTTGAACAGCGTGACGTTTGTACCACTTTCAGTTCGACCACTCTCGGTTTTGTTCCGGCTGGTTGGCATTGGCGTGGTGGTCATGATGTTGT